CGCCCCAGACCTTTACAGTAGAAATATATCCTTTGAATTCTGCAGTTACAGCAGCATCTCCAGCGACGCTGTCTATGCATCCAATGTGAGCTCCATCAATCAGAGAGCAAGTATCAAACCAGTAAGTCGGCTCTGTTATATCTGTCTGAGCTACAGTCTGCAAAACTCCATTAACATATAATCTTGGTTTTGCTGAATCGTGAGTTATAGCTATATGAGTCCATTGATGTGGCTTGATGACTTTTGTCGTCGTTATAATATCCCATGCAACATCAGGCCCTACTCTTGCGCATTTTGCGTGAAGTTTCCCTGCAGCAATATCCATCTCAATATATTCTACAGCAGAGGCATCTCCGAATCCAATCATGCCATAAGTTCCTGTTTCATCAGGCACCATCACCCACATTGTTATTGTTCCAGAAGTATAATTTGCAGTAACAAGAGCAGCTGCCAGAGTATCAACTTTCAAGCCTGTATCAGCATCAGCTCCTATGCCTCTGATTGCATGCCTGAATGGCTGCAAACTTCCCATGACTGTGTAAATATCTGTTGTTGCCATTTTAAGCTATTGTCCCGTGAATTATTCCTAATCTGATTAATTCTCTTATTAGTGTCGCTACAACATCAGCGAGAGCAAGACAGCCTGCCTCTCCATTTGCATCAAGAGCATAATCTTCTAAAAAATTAGTTACAGCAAACTGAGCAGTATTAATATTATCTCTCTTACCGCCCTCTAGAACATCGCCCATTAGCTAATTACATTGGTTGCAACATAAACAGCGTAGGGATTTGGCCTTATAGCTTCGCCTTCAGCCCAGACTCTGACAGTTTTTCCAATGCCCTCGTCATTTACTATAGCAGATTGTAAAGGCATAAATTCTTTCCAGATTATTGCCTTGTCAGGAATAAAGAAAGTAACTTGGTCAGCTGTTGCTAATTGAGATACAACAATCTTGAAGCCCATCAGCTCCATGAGTTTCCCAGCTCCCACTTTATCACTTGAGAAAGCAGGTATAGAAGAGCCCTTTACATTGATAAGCCATCTGATAAGCCACTTCTCGCAGATTGGGTCCATGTATGCAACAAGGTCGCCAGTTTCATATCCGTAAGTTTTGAAAGATAATTTTGCATTTGAGAAATCTAGGATTGGGTCTGCTGATGCATCCAAGTTCCATTGAGTTCCTGCAGCTGTTCCGCAGCCTGCTGCAGTCATAACAGTTTGTATTCTTGCATCCATCTGGTAATTCACGGCTCTTGCAGCATCCTTAATCATATCTCCCCATACATCAGGGTCGCAGTCTTTCAAATCTTCCAGCGAGATCATTGGCGAGCTTGCAAAGTATTTCTTTACATAGCTTGTGCTTCTCGTGTAGCTTGGCTCTATTGCTACCGGCAAGGATTTTGAAGATGTGTTTGATATAAGCGAGCCTGTAACTCCCTGTGAAGTTGGGCCTGTTAAAATTCCATTTGTTATTCCAGCTCCGCCTGAAGTTGTTTTATATTTTGAATACCATCTGATTTCTCTTGCAGTTGCCTTCATAACTCTGCAATAATTTTTAAGAATAATTCCTTCATCTGCAAAGCCTTCAACTAGCTTCTTAATATCTATTCCTCTTATATCAGCCATTGCTGTTGAGTCTGCCATGTTATCTACCCAGCTCCATCAGGACAAACTGCCCGTCTGTTCCTGTTTCTAAGAAATGTCCAAACACAATTCCATTCTCTGCATCAGTTGCAGCTCCATCTGTAAATTCATTTTTAGCTTCAATAGTTGCAGACTTCCCGACTGTGCAGCCTGTTGTGCCGCTTTCAACTCTGAATATGCCGCCTCTATAAACTGCTATCTTTGTCTTTCCATCAGAAGCTATTTTCTCTTCTGCTGCAATGCCGCCAAAGACATCATTATTAGCTGAAGATAAAGCAACTGTGAATGGTGTTGTTAATTTTACAGCATCCCCTTTTTCTATGGCATCCCCATCAGCAACTATGAAAGAAATAGGTAGTTCTGTTTCAAAAACTAATGTTGCAACGCCATTCGCCATAGAAAGCATAGAAAGAGCATCTATTTAAACTTTTCTGTTTTTCGGCATACCGAAAAACTGCCGGACGACCGAGCCAAAGCACAAATCTCTGATTTTGCTGGCGAACGAGTTCGGCTTAAGCCTTTCCGCTCATCACTTTCTCGGCGTATTCTTTTGCTGTTTCTACCTTTGGCACAGGCTTTGAGCCTGCAAGACTTCCGCCGCCTAACTGCCTTAGAGCTTCCTGCCTTGAGGCAAGCCTTTCTTCTCTCTCAAGAATCTTCTTTCTCTCGGCAAGCCCTTCTTTTATCTCAGAAGCGACTCTTTTGGCTTCCTGCACTAAGTCTGCCTCTGGATTCGCTTCCACAGCCTCTACAAGCGCTTTTTCCTGCTCGGCAGGTACTTGCGTACCCTTGCTTTTATCTTCTTCCATGTTTTCCTCAAAAATTTAGTTGTCATCATTCCCATAAGTTGCATTTCCTCCCATAATATTTTATAAATTCTAATACCATTCCGAAAGTGATTAGCAAAAATCCCCACCATTCTTTTTGAATCAGCAGGTTTGTTCCGAACGCAGTTATCGCTAAAGCTGCAGTATTTATCATCGTCTCGATTATTGGTTTATTAGCCATCTTTTTTCGGATTAACATTCTTCTCTTTTATTTGCCCTGAATCTTTCTGCTTGTCTTTCTGCAAGTCATCCATGATTGATGGAGCAGGCTCTATTTTATACTCTATGCCCAGTTGCTCTTTAGCCTGCTCTTCATTGTAAAGCTTCATATCCCAGATTTCCTGCTCGTAAGCCACGATAATAATCTTGGAGCTTGCCTCTGTTGTTTCTGCTCCCCAGCCCATGACTATCTCAGGCATTCCGCAGGCTGTGACAAAAGTTCTGATTAAGAATTTTATATATTCCAGCGAGTCCAGAGTCGCATATTGCCCTGTGCTGACTTTCTTTATTTCTTTGAAAACTCCTGCAGGGATTACAACATGCTCTTTTTTCTTGAAAGCATTATTCAGCGTCGCTGTTATCGCAGTTAATTTTAATGTATCATCTGTTTCTGCCTCATAGATGTCTGTAGGGAAAACATTTTTATGATAGAGTTCTCTTAAATCTCCCAGCCCTTCATTCCTTGCCAGAATCATTTCTTCTAACGCTTCAAAGAAAGGTATGCCGTGAATTTCATCTGCAGTTCTTTCATAAGACAGATGGAAGATTTCATCAGGCATGTAGAGCTGCTCTCTTCCCTGCAGCTCATAGCCCATAATAATTCCCTCGCTGTTCGCGATTATTGCAACTTTGCCCGGATTGAGAGGCTTGAGATTTGTGAGCCTGCCCTGAGCATCTCTCACTTCATGCGCGAATGAATCGCCGCATATCATTGCAACTTTCCATTGATTTTTTAGAACTCCCCTCGCCGTATCTTTGCCGAAGCCTTTAATCTTGTCCAGCTTTGCCTGATTCTTCTCATCTGCTTTTATTGCTCTGCCGAAAGTCCAGCTTGCGAATTTGTTAATGACTGCTCTTCCCTCTGGGATTTTCCTGTAATAGCCATGCCATTTTGAAAAAGCAGGAGTGTAAGCTGTTCCATTTATCTCTGCTCCATCTGTATCCTGAAAGCTAACTGAATATTCTGTGCCCTGATTCGAGAAATCTGTTGTCTGCCCTGTTCTTAGTGTAGCCATGTAGAATTATGCAGAATGAAGTATTTAAAGGTTTTTATCCTTTAATTTGGTACATTTTCAGTTATTAAGGCATAATCGATAATCATTGTCTTGTTTGCCGCTTCTGCTCCCGCCCCATTTTTTATCTTGAAATAAATAATCATATCATCTGTGATTAGATTTGTTGTTGTTGTGCTTACTGTTCCGACAACATCATCTATATATTCAATGTTTTTCTCAAAATCCATCTTGAATTTTATTACTTTGTATAAATCATTTGTGTAAGTTGTTGTTGTTACAGCCAATTCTCCTGTTCCGTCTTGTTTTACAATATCTATTGCCCCTGCCGCATCAAAAATCTCCCTTATTGCATCGAAATATTTTGTATGCCCTGAGTTTTCTATTCCGTAATGTATCTCTCCATCTCCCAGCCCGCTTGCCGTGTTCATCTTTATCTTGAATTGAAAATTCAGAAAAGAATAATCTGCAAGGCTTCTTGGCAGTTTGCATTCCAGCATTGCCCAGCTGTTCGCCGTTGCTCCTGTCGATAAAGTTACAGCTCCGCTTCCTATGCTTATGCTGCCGCTTCCACTTACGCTCTGCTGCCACATAATAGGGTTTATTGCTGCATCTGTGAATTGGTCATAAATTTCCGTTATGGGGGTTGGCTCGTTTAATCCCTCTATCTCAGCCCATTGTATCTCTACTTTCTGATTCTCTCCTCCGACCAGATTTACTAATTTGACGATGAGATAATATTTTATTTCTGTGTTTGCCGTCGGCAGATAGCTTTGAGTTCCATTGAGCCTTCCACACCTTAGTTCTGTTGTGGAGGCCTCTCCAAAGAAATATTGATAATCCCCGCCTAAGGTTCCGCTGATTTCATAACTGCTCGAGCTCGGCACTTCCAAATATCTTTTTTCATTCAGCCCATCGTTTTTTATGTGTGCAAATCTTGTGTCATATCCGTCTTCTATTCCGAAATAAATTGCCCCTCCGCCTCCTGTTTGCGTGACTTTTGCCCTAATCACTCCCCTGACTTTATGATAATCTGCGAGGCTCTTTCCTATTTTCATCTTGATTCTTGCTGATGAGTTTATTGTTGTCCCAGTTTCCAGAGTGCAAATTCCCCCTGACACGGTTACGGTTCCTGTGCCGCCGCACACTTTTACCCACCTGTTTGTTTCATCCAGTGAATTTCCTGTGAAATCATCTCTGAAATAATCTTCTTCTGGACTTGCTGGAGTTTCTGGAATCTGCCCTCCGCCCTGAAAGACCAGAACCTGAGAATCTTCAGGAGAAATCTTAAATAAGTTGCTTTCGCCAAAAAGTCCCTTAGAATTGAAATCAAGGGCCATCTTTATGCTCCCATGAAATGCTTGCTGTCTTCTTCCTGCAGAAGTTTTATGCAGTCCATTGCACGCCTGTAGAGAACATTAATTTTATCCTCGCTATTAATCCTTTCCAAAGTTGTCTGAGTTGCCCCTGACATATCATATTCTATGCAATAAATTGCAGCCAGATTTGAAGCCGCCTCAGTTAAGATGCCCCTTACTCCTGCAGCCAAACCTGATGCAAATAATGCTGTTGTTGTTGCCCAGATTTTCCGTGTAGCAACATTTATGTAACTTTCAGCCTGAAATATAAAAGAATTAACATAACCTTCCGCTATGCTTGTTGCTGAGGCTGTCAAGCCTGCTTTATACTGAACTTCAACAAGAGTTGCATAAATTCCATCGTATGACATGCTAAGTAAAAACAAAAGAAGTTAATAAATGTTTCTCTTATTTGAACGAGTAGAGAATCTCGCAGCCATCTTCAACATCCCTAAAATCCTCGATAATCTTTGTTCTGCTTTCGAAAGAGTCGAGAAAATCCTGGCATGTTCTTGATGACTTTAGCTTATACAGCGTCGTATTCAGGGCTTTTTCAGCTTCTTTTTTGCTGTCATATTTCCCTTCATAAGTTGTGCTGCAAACCTTGCAAACTTCACATTTGACAGGCGCATCGCATATCTTAGTTTCGCATACTGCTGCAGGCTGGCACTTTTCTATCTTTGTAACTTCATTTGTTACAGGAAAAGCCAGCATGCCAATCAGCAAGCCGATAACTAAGGCTGCAATTCCTATCAGCCAAAAATTTAGATTTTTCATGCTAGAATGAATGACAAAAGATATTTAAATCTTTGCTTTGTGTTGCAAGCCAGACTGCTCTTATGATGGCTTCTGTGATGTGGCTGTAGGAGCCGAAATACTTGCCGTCCTCCTCGACTTGGATGCTTGAGAGAGAGGACTTGACTTCTTCGTCGTCGAGAAGCCTCACTTTTCCCTGTTCCATGAGGATGAGGAGATTCATGTACATTTCTTCCTTGAGGAGCTTCTTGCTGTGCTCGCCGTCCCTATCTATGGGCCTGCTGGCATTGTTCAGGGCGATTGTCTTTCGCTTTGTCTGGTCATTGCTCATAAGCTCGCTGAACACGCCAAAGCCGATGCCTGCGTCATCTACGCCGATTCTGCGGCAGGCGAAGAACTGCTGGTCTATAAGGAAAATTTTTCTGGAAGTCTCAATAGTAAGATTGTGTTTCTCCTCGAAGTTCGCTCGTTGGTTAATTGATTTGTCTTTCATTAGCTCAACAACAACATACGCTGATGTATCACGCCCATAGCCTGCAACATCAACGCCCATGTAGTGAATGCCATTGCTGTTTACTCTTTCTAATCTCTTAAGCACACATGTTCTGTTAATGAGCTCATTATCAAACAAACGCTTCAATTCATCAGTGAAGACAGCCAAATACTCTTGCGCATACGCTAACTTGCTTAATACTTCCTTCTGTTGCAGCAAGAACTCTTTACTATGACGCGGACAATCCTCTGCTGAGATGTAGAACTTCTTGAACTTATCATCTATGCTGCATTTATAAAAGAACTTCTCACTGCCATCCTTATGCTTCTTGCCGAATGGTGTTGAAGCAATATCCATTGAGCCTTTGACGACGCTGAGCATTGGGAGTGTAGCAATAAAGAACTCTTCACTCATACGCGAGCCTTCATCTATCATTAACTTCTTGACTGTGTATCCTCTTAGTCCTTCTCCTGTCTCGCCTGCTGCATAACAGAAGATGCCTGTCCCATTCTTGAAGTTTATCTTATGCATTGTTGGTTTGTCTCTGCCTCTCTTAATCTCTTTAGGATATATCTCTTCTGCATACGCTAATGCCTTTGCTAACATGTGATATGCTTGCTTCTCTGTGATAGAACAGATAAGAATATACTCGCCTTCTTTGAAATCATGTATGCATAACTCTACGGACTTTATTGACATTGCTGTTGTCTTTCCTACTTGCCTGCCGCACAATAAGAAGCAGTTATCATCAGCAGGCGCGTTTATGTATTCAGTTTGCCATGAATCTAAGCTTAACCATGGGCGGTTTATATCATAGTCTGTCATGGCATTCAGGACATAGAACTTGCAGCTCATCAGGGTTGCATAGTATTTGTTTATAGATGAGCGCGATTACATCATCCCAGTTATCTATGCCGTTCTTATGATGTACTTCTACTTTCTGTTCAAATCCTTTCTTGTTTGATTTCTTTACGCCGCATAACTCACAACAATAGCTGGCTTTCTTTAATGCCTCGCCTCTTTCTCTGCTTCTGAGCCAGAGCAATCTAAGCTGGCGGACAATTAGAGTTTTAGGAGTTTGCATGTTCTTCTCCTGGTCTTTCAGGCAAACCTATTCCTCTGCCAAAATCCATGATGTTCATTCCATGTTCTTTTCTTGTACGGTCAAACTGTTCTGCATGTTTCTGCGCTTCTTCTTCTGTTACAAAAAAGAACTCCATGAAGTATCCCTTGAATGTTGCAATTCTATCTTTCATTTTTTGTTCTTCTTGTTCTTTGGATAGAATCTTATCTTCGACTTCCGTTAGAATTTGCTCTTCTGTTTTCCCAGAATTTTTGAAATGTTCTCTTAGCAAATTTGAAATTAGCCCGGATAGATTTGTTTCTTTGTTTACATGTTCGTGTAAATCATCTGAAAAATAAACTGATTTCATAAATCCCATGTTTTTGTTTTACCTCCTTATGTTATAACATATACATGCTACTTTATAAATGTTTGCTTTTACTATGTATATAATATAATATATGTTATACTCTCTCTCTCTCTCTCTCTCTCTCTCAACATATATATGTTATTCATACCCGCGTCCTCCTGGATTAGAGGAAGATTCTGATACACGCCCCCCTTTAGGGGGGATGGGGGGGTTATCTCTGGGCAGAACAATGCTCGCCTGCAAGCATAGCCTAAGCAATCCAGGCGAGCATTGAGCCCGCCCCTGCTAGCAAGCAGGCATACTAGGCGGGCTAAGCCGAGCCTAGCAAGGCGAGCAATAGCGGGCTTAAGCCAAGCCCGCCCTTAGCCTTGCCTCGCCATCAGGCACTAACATAGCCAGGCAAGGCACAAGCCTGCCCTCGCCCGCCCGCTGAGGCAGCCCACAGCGGGCTGGCTGCGAGTTGGCAGGCACAATTTAGCCAAGCCAGCCCTAT